AAATAGCCGTCCAGATAATCAACGAGATAGCTTCCAGCAAAATCGGTGTCTGTCACCGCAGTTACGCTGCTGCCAGTGATGATGTAGGCGTTCTGGCCGGTGACAGCAATGACATGATTGCGGTTTGCCGACAGCGCCACGCGCTTTGTGCCGTCGAGCGTAATCGTGCCAATGCGAGTGCCTGCGCCAGTCTCGTTTATGCGGTAGACCTCGTTTCCTGAGATGGCGATAACCAGGTGATTATGGCTGATCATCGCCCGTATCGGCCCATTGCCGATGGCTGCGAATTCTGTTTTCCCCGGCACCATGTACAGCGCAGACCCGGATTCAGGCTCTGCCGTGTCAGTCTCCAGGTACAGATTGACCGTGCGCTGGGCATCCTGATTGACGGAGCGCCGTTTGCTATAGCCACCCAGCAGTGGGATTTTCATGTTGATCCCGACCGAATGGCGTTGATGTCGGAATACCCACGACGCCTCATCAGCAGCGGATCAAGCACGGCGGCAGGGATTTGCAGGTTGACGCGGCGAACGACTTCCAGAGCATCCGATGCTGTTTTTGCAATCTCGGCAGCGACAGAAACCCCATACTCCGGAGCCAATTCGATAGCCAGGCTGTAGCGGATGGCGCGGATGAATTCCGGCGGATATGGCATCGTGTCGTACAGCGCCAAATCAGACGGCGGCGCGATCTTGTCCATCACCAGCGTGCAACCTGAACCGGGAGCCGGGTACAGATGCAGTGTAGACAGCGGGTACCCTGGGCGAATCGCCATGATTTCAGGGATGGCACCAGTCGTCGATTTATCGGGAATCGCTTCATACTCGCCAAGCGCCACGACACGGAGCGGATAATCAAGCCCGCCTTGGGTGATGTGCGCCTGATAGATGGTCGTCGGACGCGTGGCATTGATCGCACCGCCTGCGCCGATGGTGTAGCTGGCAACGCCAGAAGTAAGTGCGAAAGATGTTTGCGGGACAGATGCGGACGTATAGCGAGATGCCGCCCAAGATGCCAGCATTTGATTCATCGCTGACAGGCCATCAGCGGCCTCTTCCGCCGACGGCGGCTCGATCGGCGTGACAACACCAATCAGCCGGAGCGCACCACGAACAACGTCATAGGCTGTCGTCATTTTTCACCCGGCGTCTGCGTGGCTTTGCTGGTTCTGGCTCTGGTTCTGCCTGAACTTGTACGAGATCAGCATCTTCGACGGTCCATCCCGCAGCGTCAAATGCCGGTCTTTCCAGTCCGGATACCATTGCGAAACCGTGTTGCGGATGGCTCATTCTTACCATGATTCATCCTCGAAATGATGCCGTCCTTGGCAGTGAATCGTCAGGCGGCCAGAATGCCGAGGGACTTCAAGATGGTCACGATGTCGCCGACGGTGTAGGTCGTCGATCCGGATGCGCCAGCCCACACGGAATCGGACTTGCTCGCGGTACCGGCACCCGCAGCAAATCCGGTGGTGTTGCCAGCAGACGACGGGCGCGCTACAGGTGTATTTCCGTAGAATCCGACCTTTTCCGTGCTCGACTTGCCGATAAGGCATCCTTCGGGACCGTTGGTGCTGACAGACCACGGCTCTTGGGTATTTTGCAGGCCAGTATTAGCCATGATGTCACCTCTCAATCAATTAAGGATTGGGCCGGTTCCCCGGCCCGTTGCATCAGTTGGTGATACGGCAGGCCCACTCGGGACGCAGCGCCGCGAAACCGTACAGGATGTCGATACGGCACAGCAACTCGTCGTTGCGGATGTCGCCATCGAACCACACCCGCAGGCTCAAGCCGTCCATTACACGGCGCGCGCAGTTGTGAGCGCCACCCATCAACGGCAGGTCGGCGGTGACGAACTGGAAAGCCTCTTTGTGATACATGAGGTTTTGCAGGTAGGTCGTCGAGGCGTTGCCGACAAAAGTCACCGTCTTGGCGTTGAAGTCAGTCGTCGCCAACTGCGCACCGGCAGAGCTACACACGTTCTGGCGCGGGCCGGTCAGGTAAATCGTCGGGGATACCGTGATCGTGCTAGATGCGCTGGTCGTCAGGATGGTGAACTGCTGCAAGTGGCTGTAGGCCTGCTTTGTTTCCGGGTGGCAGGCATACACGCCAGCGACGGTAAACACCGAGCCGACAGCCGGGGATGCAATCAGCGTGTGCATGTCGATGGTAGCGCCGCCGTCAGTCACCAGCGCAGCGGCATCGGTCGCGCCGGTCACGTCGGAGCTGTTGGTGTGAGCATACATGCGCTCATTTTCGTAGTAATCAGCCCCGGAAGTGCGGCCAATCATGCCTTCGCGGTACTGTTCGCGGATCTGCGTGGAGTCCTGGAACAATCCCTTGAGGCCGTTAACCATGCCGCCCATCGTCAGGGAATCCATCATCACAAAGCGATTTCCGTCCTTAGGAGCAAGGCCTTGGTTAAGTTTGGCGCGAGCCGCACCGACAGCGGTCAGATCAGTCGGAGGCGTGCCGGGAGTGCCTACGCTGTTGTAAACGCGCTTGGTGGCATAAGAGATAAAATCGCCCTCGATGCCGGAAATCAGCGCAGAAACAGCCGGGGTGATGTAGCGGTCAGAGAAGTCTCCGATGGAGTCAGGAGTGATCAGGGCCAGTTCGGCGCTGTTAAAACGCATGTCCACATGGTCTTGCGTCGCCAGCGTGATGGTCTGGCTGGACTCTGTTTGGTCCTGGACATCCATTACTCGGCTACCCTGCGTCCGGGTGTACTGGTTCGGGTTAGCAACGCGAAGTTGGTCTCCCGGTTTCCAGCCGCCTTTGGACTTGAACGACTCATCATACTGACGGTCAACGGTGCCGATGAAGCTGGACTTTTCGTGCGCAACCCGCAGGGACTCGCGTGCCAGCAGGTCGGGAATATTGAAGGCGTTAGCCATGGTGTCACCTCATTTGCCGTCTCTCGACGGTAGTTATCGACGTTTGCGCTGTGCATCCTGGCGCTTGCGGAAATCCGCATACTCCTTGTCGGTCATGTCTGACACGGACTTGGAGCCTGTCCCTGCCGATTTTACCGCTGGTGCCGGTGGCGGGGCACTTGTTACCTTGCGCTCCGGTACCTTGGCACTGAGACGGGCGGAAATCCTGCCCAGTTCCAGCACCTGTTGACGCTCACCCATCGCATTCAGCTTGTAGAGTTCGGTCGGATTCTTGGCGAGGTAGTAGGCAACGGAAGGGCCGTCGTCGCTCTCCAGAATCGTTTCCATCACGGCATCAGAGACACCGATGGCGGCAGATTGCAGCACGGCATCAAAATCAGGATTCGCCTGACGGATGCTGGCGGCACGCTCGTTGAACCCTGCGAAACGTTCAGCCTGTTTCTGCTGTACGGTGCGCTGCTGTTCAATCTCACGGAGTTTCTTGCCTGTTTCAAACTCAACTTTTGCAGCAAGGTACTTCTCCAGATCATCAAACTGCGTTGGATCAGGTTCCGGCTGCGATGCTTGCGCGGTGCGCTCCTGTTCGGCAAGTTTCGCTTCCAGTTCGCGGATGCGGGCTTCCCGTTCGTAGCGTTGTTGCGTCAGCTTGTCGATGCGTTTCTGTACCCCTTTCGGCAGTTTTGCGGGGTCCGGTTCGTGGTCGTCGCCATCCGCATCATCTGCGGCTGGTTCTGGCTCAGTAGCGGGCGCGGCGTCTGTCGTGGTGGGTTCGTCGGCTGCATCAGCCTGCGGGGTTGCAGTGGTCGGATCTGCGATTGCTTCGACCGGCGGCGCGTTGTCGATAACGCTGGGTGTATCACTCATCAAAAAGGCTCCGGCGACACGACGGCGGCAGGATTACAGCCGTCGTGTGTTTAGGGATGGCGCGACGTCATCACGACGTGGCATCAGCGGGATAGCGCCCGCTGGCGTGGTTACAGCATAGTCTGTTCAGGCTGGTCAATCAATAGCCCGTCAAGCGTGGTTTCTCCTGTTTCCATAGCGCCAGGCATCGGTTCCATCACTTGCCCCGTTTCTTCTTCCCGCATCCCATCTTCAACCTCCGCAGGTTCGCCAAAGTTCAAGCCGGCCTGTTCTTCCGGCTCTTCCGTCACATCGGGCGCGGCTGCAGCCTGACCCATGATGTTCTGCGCCAGGATTTGCGCTACTTGCATTGACAGCGCATTGATGTCCGGGCTGGCAGCTGTCAGCTTAGCCGTCTCCAGCATGGCGCGAACGTCGATTTCGTACTGTTTCAGGCGGCGATCTTCGTCCTTGTCCTCGTTTTCCTCCTTGAGTTGATCGTTCTCCTGTTGCAGCTGGGCAATGAGTTGCTTGCCCTGCTCGATCATCTGCTGGACTTCCGCCGGAATCTCTTGTTCCTGCTCGCCTTCCTCGTCGCCAATGATGTTAGCCGGGACCGTCCGCTTCAGTCGCTCGGCAATGGCGTCTGCCCCGTCCCAATCCATTGATTTCACAATGAGGTCGCCAGCGACTTGCATGATGGCCGGGTTCATTTTGGCGATTTCCACCATCATGTTCAGCGCCTCGACGCGCTTGGTGGTGTAGCTCGGGCCGACATCAACAACCAGGTCATATCGTCCAGTTGTCAGGTCGTTGACGGGTTCGACCATGCCGTCATCGTTGACACGGGCGCTGTTGATTCTCTCCAGGGTTTTCTGGCCATCGATGCCCATGATCTCGATGACGCGCTCGGTGTCGTAGATTTTCGGGATCAGGTCGATGATGACGCGGGCGCTGTACCGGATGGCGCGGCTCAGGTTGTCGATGTAGGCAAAGTTCGCCGTATCGCCCTCACGCTGGCGGGCCAAGATAGCGCGGCCTGATGTTTCGTTCGACTGCTCACCCAGGGCGGCGGAATAGATGCCGGTCGTGGCCTTCATCTCATCGACAGCCAGCATTGCGGCCTGCTCGAATCCTTTGTCCTGCATCCCGGCATTAAGGCGCTGCGGCATGGGCGCGGTAGGGTCTGGATTGTACGGAAGATAGGGCAGATTGCCGGACAGCGCATCAGACCAATACTCGGCCAGGCCATCGAGTTGCTTTGTCGTGACCATGACTGGCGCTTTCGGGGCCAGCGCCTTGGTCTCGGTGTCGATGGTTCGCCAGTAGTTGTACATGCGCTGCGGGTCTTTGGCGTGACGGACGATGCCGCGCAAGATGCGCTTGCCGTCCACCATGTCCTCTTTTCCGTTCACCCCCACAATCGGAATATACCGGCCAGCCCATTCCGCCTGCTCCAGCACTTCGGCGCCGGACATGATGCACATTTTGACAGCGCACTTTTCAGACTTGCGCTCACGGATAACCAGTTCCGGGGCTGTCGGCCTGTCGAATGTGGCCGTCCCGTCATTCAGCAGGTACAGCGTGGCCGGAGTGCGCTCCTTGTACCAATATTCAGCAATCTGCATGTTATCGCCAGACGCCCATCCGGCTTGCATGTGCTCAGTCTGGAAATTGGACTCGGATGCTTTCGGCCAGCGCGCCTTGAACTCATCCTTGCTGATGCTGTCAACAACGATGGTGTATTCCGCGTCGCTGTAATCCGGCTGGATTGCGGACGGGTCGAAATGCACGTTCAGCGCGTTGGGGATGCGCTCGATGGTGACTTCCTGGTCGAACGTGTCGTCGTCGACATATCGCGTCTTGATGCGCCATGCTCCGAAGCCGAACGTGGCTGTTTGCTCCAGTGCGGTGTCATAGGCAAAGTCGGCATTTGATCGGTTTTCGATGCTGCGAATCAGGCCGCTGTATATTTTGGCTACCTCAACGTCGCCATCCTCACCGGCAAAGACCTTGATGGCAACTTTGTTCTGCCGTGCGTCGCCGATAATCTGGTCGATGAACGCGGGCAGGCGGTTGATTGTCTGCATGGGTCGACCGACACGCAGCGCCTTGACGTCATCCGGCCATTGATCGCCTGACGCAAACCTCTGATCATCGATCATGTCAACGCGGTTTTCCTGTGTGGCCTCGACGGAGGCCTTGTAGCGGCGCATCGCCTCCGTGAACAACGGGTCTTTTTCGCTCTTCATTGTCATGCCTCCCGGCATTACGTGTTAGCCCATCCACGCCATGCGGGAACGGGGCGGCTTGATCTTCAGCGGGGTCGTGGTCTTTTCCTCAAACCCGACAGCAAAATAACGGAACGCATCAGCGCCATGACTTGACCAGTCGTGTGCCGGTTTGGCATGTGCGCCGCCGTCCTTGTTGGTTTCGTAGTGATAATACTCCAGACAGCGTATCCCGTCGGCGCATTTATCATCAATCCAGACATTCGGCATGACGCGGCGTACAGCCTGGATGCCGTTGTCTATCCCTATCTGCGGGACAATGCGGATTTTAAGGCCCAGTTCTTCGAGCATTTCCTGCACGGTTTTACCCGTCCCGAGGTTTGCATGGCGCGCATCATGGGGCAATCCATGCTCAGCGTAAACATATCCGCGTGATTGCAGCATCTGGACGTAGTGCGTCAATGGTTGGCGGTTGGCGCTGTAGTAGTCGATCACCCGCATCTGCATCCCGACAGATTGCACAAACCAGATGGCGGTATTGTCGCCAAAACCCAAATCCCAAAACGTATAGACCGGCTTCGATGGCTCATACGGC